TCGATTTCTGGACAGTCACAACGCCTACGAGATCGACGCGGTTCTGGGCGTCGTCACGGCGGCCGCCGTCGACGGCGGCGGATCGCTCAACGGCTCGATCCGCCTCGCCGAGACGCCACGAGGCGAGCAGGCCGCCGGCATGATTTCCCGCGGCGAGGTGACCGGCCTTTCCATCGGCTACCAGGTCAAGACCTGGCGGCTGGTCGAGGTCGACGCCGCCGACAACGAGGTCTGGGAGGCGGCTCAGTGGGAGCTGCTCGAAGTCAGCCTCGTTTCCGTTCCCGCTGATCCGGCCGCCGGGGTCCGGACTGCGGTTCCCCTCCCCGGCGCTGCACAAGAGGACGCTGACATGAATCGTACCATGCCCGGCGGCGGCGCCCCTGCGCCTCAAGCCGCCCCCAATCCCGTCGCGGTCCAGACCGCCGTGTCGGAAATTCGCGCTGCGCCGGCCACAGCCCCGGCCGCCGATCCGGCCCCGGCCGCCGCCCCCGCGCTATCCGCGCCAGCGGCCGAGCGCATGACCGCCATCGAGGCCCTGGACTTCGCCGCCGACGCCTCCAGCCTCGGCGTGGAAGCCGCCGCCGCGCGCGCCATGGTCGAAACCATGACGCCGCCCGACGCCCGCGCCGCCTTGCTTCGCGCCGCCGCCGACAGGCAGCGCGCCACGGCTCCGCCGCCGACCATCCGCGGCCCGATCCAGATCAGCCGCGACGAGCGCGACACCGCGCGCGCCGCTATGGCCGAGGCGCTGCTGCACCGGCACAGCGACGCCAATCAACTGACCGACCTGGGCCGGGAGTATCGCGGGCTCACTCTGCTCGAAATGGTGCGGATGAACCTCGAGCGCAACGGACATCGCACCGCCGGCATGGGCAAGCGCGAGGTCGCGGATATGGCCCTGCGCGCGCAGTCGACGTCGGACTTCCCGAACGTCATCACCAACGTGGCCAACCGCACCCTGCGCAATAGCTATGAAGGCACCGCTTCGACGTTCAAGCCTTGGATGCGAAAGGTGTCGGCGCCCGACTTCAAGCCGATTTCCCGCGTCCAACTCGGCGGCGCGCCTAGCTTTCTGCAGGTTCCGGAAGGCGGCGAGTTCAAGATGGGCGCGATCGGTGACGGCCGGGAGGTCTATTCGCTGGCGACCTACGGGCGGCGGTTCGTCATCACCCGCCAGACCATCATCAACGACGACCTGGACGCGTTCTCACGCATCCCCGGCCTGTTCGGCCGCGCCGCCGCCGACTTCGAGAGCGATGCGGCTTACGCCCCGCTGCTCGCTAACCCGAACATGGCCGATGGCAACGCGCTATTCTCCGCGGCACATGGCAACGTCGCAGGCGCGGGCGCTCCGATCTCCGAGACGACGGTGATCGAGGCGGAAACGGGCATGTCGAACCAAGTCGGCATCGAGGGACGCTTGATCGGCGTTCAGCCGGCTTGGCTGATCACCGGCGTGAAGAACAAGGTTCCGGCCCAGAAGCTGGTGACTGGCGTCCAGGCGACGGCGACCGGTAACGTGAACGTCTACGCCAACGCGTTCAGCGTGGTCTCCGAGGCTCGTCTGAACGCCAGGGCTGGCCCCGAGCGCTGGTTCATGGCCGCCGATTACAACCAGGTCGACACGTTCGAGTACGCCTATCTCGACGGCGATGACGGCGTGTTCCTGGAAGAGCGCCTCGGGTACGAGGTTGACGGCCTCGAATACAAGGCGCGGCTGGATTTCGGCGTCAAGGCGATCGACTGGCGCGGCCTCTGGATGAACCCCGGCACCTAACACCTCTCCCTCCCCGGAGCACTCGAAGGGCCGCCTCGTGCGGCCCTTCGCTTTTTCCAGCGAGACGAAGACCCCCGGAGCCGCTTGAGGGCGGCCCCCGGCGTCTTCGCCATTCCGGCTCACTCCATCAGAAGGACAATCGACATGAAGACGAAGATCTCCTCGGGCGATACGCTCACCATCACCTCTCCGGCCGGCGGCACCGTCAGCGGCATCGGCGTCCTGATCGGCTCCATGTTCGGCATCCCGGTCACCTCCTCCCAAGCCGGCGACCTCGTCTCTATCGATATCGAGGGCGAGTTCGACCACGTGGCCGAAGGCGCCGTCGCCGGCCAGGCCTGGGCGATCGGCGACACTGTCTATTTCGACGCCAACAACAAGCGTCTGACCAAGACCGCCGCCGGAAACACCAAGATCGGCTACGCCACCCTGCCCAAGGCCTCAACCGACGTGGTCGGGCGCGTCAATCTGATCCCCTTCGCAGCCTGACGCGAACGCCGTTCGCGACCAGGTCCAGTTCGTCAAACCAGGAGAGCCTCAGATGGTTCGCACCTTCGCCAGCATGGCCGCTTGCTCGGCCATGGCCTTACTCGCGCCCGCCGACGATGGCGCCGGCGCAATCGATCCGGCCGGGACCTCACCGCCCGAGATCGAGGACAGCGGCGAGGGTGCGCCCGCCGACAACGAGCGGGCGTCCGGGGTCAGACGGCGGCCGAAGCGGGCTCACGTCGTCTGGGTGGCGCCCGGCTATGAGGCCCCGCTGCGCGTCGGCGCGGTGCTGCGCATCCCCGCCGAACAGGTCGATGACCTGCGCGCCAGCGGCAAGGCTCGCGCCGCCCAGCCCGCCGAGATCGACGCGGCCGGAGACGCCGTCGTCGAGCTGGAGCAGATCTAGCCATGATCTATGCCGACGCCCGAGGGCGGCAGCTCGCGGCGCTCTATCGGGTGTACGGGGTCGCCGCCACTTGGCGCGATACGAGCGCGGGCGTCAGCAATGACGTCCGCGTCCGGCGCTTGGCACCGGACGAAGTCGTCGATTTCGGCAAGGGTCGGGCCGTGCTTCCGACCATGACGATCAAGGTTCGCGCCAGCGAGGTTCCGGCGCCCAGAAAGGACGATACGGTCCTGATCGACGGGATCGCCCACGTCATCGTCGGCAAGCCGACCGCAAACGTCCACCGAGACGAATGGTCCTGTCCGGCGAGGCCTGTGGGCTGATGCTGCGCCCCAGACTGTCGGCTCCCGACGTGGCGGCGGCGTTGTCTGGCGGCGAGGATCAGGTCGCGGCGAGCTCGACCGCGGCCATGCGTGAGCTTCAACTCGGTCTGAAGGGCGATCTGCGGGCGCAGGTCGAAAGCGCGGGCCTGGGCGGAAAGCTCGCTAAGACTTGGCAGGGGCGCGTCTATCCAACGGACGGCGACAGCCTGAACCCATCGGCGTTCATATGGTCGAAGGCGGCCAAGTTGGTCGACGCCTACGACCGGGGCGCCTACATCTCGCCCCGAGACGGGCGCCGCTACCTCGCCCTACCGACCAAGAACGTTCCCCGAAAGGGCCGTGGATGGCTCATGACGCCCTTGGACGTCGAAACCTCGTTCAATCAAGACCTGATCGTTCGCCCGGGCCGCCGTCCAGGAACTCTCCTGGCCTTCGTCAACGTCCTGCCGGCCCGCTCCCAGAAGGGGTACAGGCGCGCCACCAAGCAGCGGCTCGCGCAGGGCCGCCAACTGAAGCTGGTTCTGATGTTCGTCCTGGTGCGGGACGTCCGCGTCAGGCGGCGACTGGACATCGAAACCGTCGCCCGGCTCTGGGCATCACGCTACCCGGCCCTGCTGGCGAGCCATTGGAAATAGCCATGTCCTCGAAACGCGAGCGCGTCCTCGGCGCGATCAAGGCCCTGGTCGTCGCGGCGCTGCCCTATGCCGACGTCGTGCGCAACGCCGATCAGCCCGACGAGATCGCTCCGGGCGGCTCGGTCATCGTTCGCGACGGCGATCCTGGCGAACCGGAGGTCGACCTGTCACCGGCGACCTTCAACTACCAGCACCGCATCGCCCTGGAGGTTGCGGCCTATCAATCCGGCTCCAGATCCCGCGAGCAGGTTCTCGACGACATGCTGGGCGCGATCGGCGACGCCGTGCGGGCCGACCGCACGCTGGGCGGCCTGTGCGACTACCTGGAGGCCGAGGCCCCCTCGACCGACGACCTGCGAGCCCTCGGAGCCGAGCCGGCCCGCTGGGCCGACGCCGTGATCGTGGCGAGCTACGCCACGTCCGATCCCTTCAACTGATCACTGCACGGAGAAACCACCATGGCTCGCGCAAGCGGCGCCAACGCCATCCTGGCGGGGGCGTTCGAGAACCTCTATGGCCAGCCGCCAGTGGCCGGCTGGGCGAAACTGCCGTTCGTCTCGCACAACATGGGCGAGGAGCGTGGCTATGTCGCCGACGACCTGCTGGGCTATGGGCGCGAGCCCCTGCCCCCAAGCCAGGACGTCGCCAACAATGACGGCGACGTCGTCGTGCCCGTGGATCTGCGGAATTTCGGCTACTGGCTGAAGCTCGCCTTTGGCGCGCCGGTCTCGGTCGACGCCGGATCGGCCTCGGGCACGTTTACGTTCTCGGCCCAGCCGGCGAACAACAGCAAGGTCACCGTCGGCGGGACCGATTTCACCTTTACCGGCGGCGCCCCGAACGGAAACCAGGTGCAGATCGGGGCCACCCTAACCGCCACGGTCACCGCCCTCGCCGCGGCCCTGACGGCCAGCACGGTTCCCGCCGTCATGGCCGCCACCTACGCCGCAGCCGCCGGGGTCCTGACCATCACCGCCAAGGCGGCGGGACCGGGGGGCAACGCCATCGCCATTTCGGCGGGGGCGGGCTCGAACGCCAAGGCGAGCGGCGCGACCCTGGCGGGCGGCTCCCGAACCCACACCTTCACTTCCGGCGCACAGGCGCTCACCTCGCTCGCCCTGGAGTTCGGTCACCCGGAAGTTCCCTCCTATGGGATGAACTTCGGCTGCCGGCTCAACACGCTGAAAATCGGGCTGTCGCGCTCCGGCCTGCTCAACGCCACGGTCAATATCGTCGCCAAGGGCGAAACCCTGGCCGCCGCGCCGGCCAGCGGCGATCCCGCCGCCCTGACGGCCCTGCCGATCGAGCGGTTCTCGCAGGCCATGGGCGAGATCAAGCGGAACGGCGTCCAGCTCGGCCAGGTCGTTTCGGCCGATTTCACCTATTCCAACAACCTCGACAAGGTCGAGACGATCAAGCCGGATGGTCGGATCGAGGACGCCGATCCCGGCAAAGTCGCCGATACCGGCAGCATCGTCGCCCGCTTCGCCGACACGGCGTTGCTCGACCAAGCCGCCGGCGGCCAGCCCTGCGAGCTGTCGTTCGGCTGGAGCATCGGCCCCGGCAAGAGCTTGCTGATCACCAAGCACAGCGTGTTCCTGCCGCGCGCCAAGCGCCCGGTCTCCGGCCCCACCGGCGTCCAGGCGACGTTCCCGTGGCACGCCTCGGCCGACCCGACCCTCAATCGGTCCGTGACCATCGTCCTGACCAACGACGTCGCCGGCTACTGAGCCACCCTCGACGGCCCAACCGGGCCGAACATGCGAACGCCGTACGCACCAAACCTTTGGAGCCCATATGCACAACATTCAAACCGAGCCGTTCTGGCTGGACATCATGCCAGGCGTGCGAGTCCTTTTCGCGCCGATCACTCGCTCGGCCGTGCGCGACGCGCGGCTGGCGGCGGGCGAAGCGCTGGTCGAGGCCGGCGACGCCCCCAAGGCCGCCGCCCTGGCCGGCGATGCCTTCAGCGAGGCCTTGCTCCGCGCGGGGCTCCGCGGCTGGGAGGGAATTGGCGACGACGAGGGCGTCCCCCTGGGGTTCAGTTCTGAAGCCGTCAGCCTCGTCCTGTCCGATCCCATCCTCTTCGAGGCGGTCGATCGCGCCTATGTCTGGCCGTTCGTCTCGCGAGATCAGGAAAAAAACGTCTCCGCGCCCTCGCCGAATGGGAGTTCGGCGGGGGCGACGGAGGGGCGGCCTACTGCGCCAACTGCCCCGGCGTCTGCGCGAACTGTCCCAGCAAAATCCACCGCCCCCAAACGCCCGAGGGTGAAGGGGTCTGGGACGTAATCTGCGACTGCCGTCGTCAGCTTCGCGTGGGGTTTGGCGGCGCATATGCCCTGGATTTCGGGGCGGTGATGGCGGTCGCCGCCGCCCGGGGCGTGGACGCGGGCTTGCTCGCGGATCTGCTTCCGGACGTCGAGACCATCTTGATTGCCGGCCTTAGGGAGGCCTCCGACCATGCCGACGACTAGCGTGGCCATCCGTGTTGGCACGGAGGGCAAGGCCGATGTTAAGCGGGACTTCCAGGAGATCGGCCAGGCCGGCAACGCGGCGATGGACGGATTAGCCTCGGCCGCCGAGCGCGCCGCCCAGGTCGCCGAGCGCGCCGCCGCACGCCAGCGCACCGCGTGGCAGGCTCAGGCCCAGGCCGCGCACAAGGCTATGGTCGCGGACTACGCTCAGCGGGACATCAACGGCGTGCTCGGCGTGCGTCAGATGTTCGACAGCGGCGCGGCGGCCCGTTCGGCGGCGGTGTTCGAAGAGGTCATGCGGGCCCAGGACCAGCTCGCCGAGAGGACCCGAAACCTCAAGGCCCAGATCGACCCCTTGTGGGTGGCCCAGGAGCGATTGAACCGCGCCGAGGCCGAGGCGACCGACTTGCTGCGCGCGGGAACGATCACCACGGCCGAGCACACCGCCGCCGTGGCGCGGGCGAAGGGCGTCTATGCAGAGACCGCGGCGCATCTGAGGCGGCATGGCGAGGCGGCTGGTTTCAATCGCGCCCAGCTAATGGAGCTGACCCACGTTGCGAGGGCCTCCTTCGACGCCATCGCGGCTGGGGCTAATCCGCTGCAGGTGCTCGCTATGGAGAGCGGGCGCGCCTATCAGGCCCTCTCCAGCGGTCAGGGCGGACTTGCCGGCGGCATCGCAGCGCTTGGAGCGTTTATCAATCCGGCGACTGTGTCGATTGCAGCGCTTGCAGGCGGCCTCGCGGTCGCGGGTGCTGCAGCGCTGATGTATCAATCAGCTACGGAAAAGCTAAGCGCTGCGGCGGAAGGCTTCGGGCGCAGAGCGGGCGCTACCGGCGCTCAACTTGAGCGAACAGCCGAGGCTGGAGCAAGAGCGGCCAGGATTTCGGTCGGCGCTGCTAGAGAGATGGAGGCCGCATTCCTTCATACCGGCACAATTGGATCAGCCGTCTTTGAAGGATTGATCGGAGTTTCCAAGAATTACGCTACCGCTATGGGCGTGAACTCGAAAAAGGCGGGAGAGGAGCTCGCCAGTATATTCGCCAGTCCATCGGAAGGCGCGGTGCGCCTGAACGAAAAGTTGGCCCTCCTGGATGACAAGACACTTCACTATATTCAAACTTTGGCGCTTTCGAGCGACAAAACTGCCGCACAGAGTGCGCTATTGCGGACCCTGCAGCATGATCTCGATGGGGCGTCCGAACACGTCGATGCGTTGAAGCGCGCAATGGATCGCCTCAACGTGGCCGGCTCGACGGCGCTGACCTGGCTCGGGAGGGTGATGGCGCCGACGACCCAAGATCGGCTGGATGATCTGATCAAGCAGCGTTCGAACTTGCTCCCGTTCCAAAGCACGGCGAAGTTCGATGTAGAGATCGCTCGCTTGCAAAAGGAACAGGCCGACGAACAGTCGAAAATCGCTTCTTCACGGCTAAACTACAGATCAGCAAATGCCGGCCAGATCGCGAACAAGCTGCTTGGCTTTGATCGGCGGGAGAAGCTCGAGGAACAGCTCAATGAGCTCAAGGCCGGCGCC